GATAAAAACTGAATAACTGATATAATATAGAGGGTATAATAACCCTCTTTTTTTATGTCTCATAATACCCAAAACGAACCTATGCCTAACTGGATAATCTGGGCAGGCATAGGACTTATGGTATTCACAATACTCTGCTTTGTCTTACTGGCGGTTGGAATGATTTATGAATGAGTAAAAAAAATAAATACATAAAAAGCATCAGTAGAAATGAAAACTTTTAGAGATTTTATTTTGGAGTGTGAGTTAGTTGAAGGTAAGGTAGAGTGGGATAATCCCAAGAGACCACTTCAATCTGGATGGACCCCAAGAGAAAAGAACAGGGCAAGAAGAATAAAAACTGGGGTAGAAAATCCAGATAAACCTTCCTTCCATAAAGGTGGTCCTGGTGAAAAAGAGTATGAAAGATATGGAAAACTAAAAGCAGCACACGATACTGAAAAAGATAAGAAAGTTTCAGGAAAAGAGATACACAAGTTTAAAAAAAGTTCTTTTTCGGGAAAAACAAGAGGACAACAAAGAAGAAGCAATCAACAAGATAAAGATGTATCATCACAAATGAAACAACTGAAAGAACCAAAAGATTGATTTTTGAGAGACCTGTGAAGGTCTCTTTTTTTATAAATAATAATGTAGTAGAGACAGTAGCAGTAAGAATGAAACATAAACATCATATTATTCCAAGACATATGGGTGGAACTGATGACCCATCAAATCTTATTGAACTGACTGTGGAAGAACACGCAGAGGCACACAGAAAGTTATGGGAGCAATATGGTAATATCAAAGATTATTGTGCTTGGAAAGGTTTAGAAGGAACTATTGGTAAAGAAGAGATTGTAAGGTTGCTGATGGACCCCACTGGAAGAGTTCATACAGAAGAAACTAAACAGAAAATAAGTGAGGCACATAAAGGTAAGTCAAAGCATACAGAAGAGAGTAAAGAAAAGTTGAGACAGTTTAGAACTGGTATGAAGTTGAGTGAAGAGCATAAGGCAAAAATATCAAAAGGTTTGGAAGGAAATACTAATATGGTTGGTAGGAAGTTGAGTGAGGATACAAAGAAAAAAATAAGTGAGGCAGGTAAAGGTAATAAGAATGCTTCTAAAAATCCAAATATTAGTGAAGAAGAAAGAAAGAGAAGGAGTGAAGCAACAAAAGAAAGGTGGAAAAAATATAGGGAGGAAAAGGGACTTGACCCTAACAAACCTATTGATGGTAGATACTCTAAAATATAGTGCCCGCAAGGGCACCTGCCGAAGGCAGTAAGTATAAATACACTTCCCTTTTTATTGAGTTTCCCCTACAATAAATATGTAAAGTAATGTAAAAGAGATTATGACTTCTTCTGTTTTACAGACACCCTCCCAATCACAGCGTGGATGGTTTGATGTCCTTGATGATTGGTTGAAAAGGGACAGATTTGTGTTCGTAGGTTGGTCTGGCCTACTTTTATTTCCAACAGCATACCTCGCACTTGGTGGGTGGCTTACTGGAACAACATTTGTATCTTCGTGGTATACGCACGGTATTGCTTCCAGTTATTTGGAAGGTTGTAATTTTTTGACATCCGCAGTATCAACCCCAGCAGATGCTATGGGTCATTCTCTTCTTCTTCTCTGGGGTCCTGAGGCTCAAGGGGATATCGTCAGGTGGTTCCAACTTGGGGGACTCTGGCCTTTTGTGGCACTCCACGGGGCCTTTAGTCTGATTGGATTCATGCTTCGTCAGTTTGAAATTGCACGTTTAGTAGGAATTAGACCGTACAATGCTATTGCGTTTTCTGGGCCTATTGCTGTTTTTGTCAGTGTGTTTCTCATGTATCCACTCGGACAATCATCTTGGTTCTTTGCGCCGTCGTTTGGTGTTGCTGCGATTTTTAGGTTCCTCCTATTCTTACAAGGTTTCCATAACTGGACACTCAACCCCTTTCATATGATGGGAGTTGCTGGTATACTGGGAGGAGCACTACTCTGTGCGATTCACGGAGCAACCGTAGAAAATACTCTATTTGAAGATAGTGAGCAAGCAAATACATTCAAAGCATTTGAACCTACGCAAGAGGAAGAGACTTATTCAATGGTTACTGCGAACAGATTCTGGTCACAGATTTTTGGTATTGCTTTTAGTAATAAGCGTTGGCTTCATTTCTTCATGCTTTTCGTTCCCGTTATGGGTCTTTGGACTTCTTCTATTGGTATTATTGGTCTTGCTCTCAATCTTCGTGCTTACGATTTCGTAAGTCAGGAGATTCGAGCAGCAGAAGACCCTGAGTTTGAAACCTTCTACACTAAGAACATTCTTCTGAATGAAGGTCTTCGTGCCTGGATGGCTCCAGTAGACCAACCTCATGAACAATTTGTATTTCCAGAGGAGGTTCTTCCCAGAGGTAACGCACTGTGAGCATACAGTATTTTCTATACTTAGTTCTATTCGTATTTGCCTTAATCGTTATTCTGAATGAGGATCACGATAATGACGATGATCAAGATGGGGGTATTTTACAACCTGTTTATTCACGAGGAGAAACCTAGAAATAAATAAGGGAGTTCCAAAAGGACTCCTTTTTTTATGGACTTTCTTTACATTCTCCTCGTATTCCAACTGTTCGGAATTCTCATGTTTATATTGTCCATCACACAAGACCTCTAAATATCTAAAAATCTAAATTATGGATTACCCAAGAATTAGATCAAACTTTCAAATATTAAATAAATTTCTTGTTGAATTGCAAACTAACATGAATTCTGCAATTCCTGAGATTTATCTGAAACTTGAAGAGGCAGATAATCAAGAGGTGGGTCAGGGATTCATCTCTGATCTTTTCTGGAGTGCATTCAATTTAATCACAACAATCGAAACACTTGAAGGAAAAGAAGTGATTGCTTGGTTCTTGGGTGCCATTGTTCAAGATGTTCATGACCATATTGATCAGTATCCAGATTTAAATGGTGAGATTGCTAGTTTATATAACAGAATGACAACTACTATCACCTATTTAAAGGATGATAAGATTTCACCAGTTGTAGATAATCCAGAAGCACATTTGGATGATACTTATACCTACAATGGTAAGACAATGAAAGTATCAGAGTTTAACAACTTTGATTTTGTTTATGCATCAAGTGGTTATAATCTTGCTCTCAATGCAGTCAGTAAAGAATGCAAGTCACAAGCACTTAGAAAGTGTTTTCCATATTGGAAGTGGAAAATTGGATTCTGGTTTGCAGAAAATCCACAAACAAATCCCTGTACCCAGTGCAATTGGGGATGTGATGATTGGGCTGATGTTAGAGAGTTTTATGAAGACATGAACCAACCAATATTTGATTATAAAGGAAATAAGATTGCCAATGACATCTATGATTGGGTGAAGAAACTTTATGAAGATGCACCAGCACGATTTTATGCGATTGAACCAGTTTCGGATCCAAATGTAAGAATCAATCCCAATCATGGAAGTTACAATCCAAACGGTGCATTCATTAATGAGTATTGTTTGGTTTGGGGCAGAGATGATTTCTTAAAAGATTGGAAGGACTTTCCTGACGATTTAGCAAGATGGATGTTTAATGATGTTAATCCAGATGGATTTGTGGATCGTAATGATTTCTATTATAATTGGAATCTTGATGCCGCAAATTGTATGTGGAAACAAACTCATCGTCCACCAGATCCAAATATATCAAAACCTAATTTATTTGAAAAAATTGTAAAGTATTTTTTAAAAATTATTTAAATGATATCCTCAGAAACTCCATATAAACTTGCAGAAATTATCAGAGATACTTGGCCCAATCTTTACAGACCGATGGAGAAAGAGTATAATAATAAGACACTACAAAAATTCAATGACAAAAGGAAGCAATGATATGTTAGGGCAACTTGCAATTGCTCTTGAAAAACTTGGATGGGATTCAAATGATGAACTGCAAGTGAATATTGGTGGAGTTGCGGTGACAGGCACAGAAACAAATCCAAATGCAAATCCAAAATGGGCAAAACCTTATGGAACTATTACCTATCAGAATGATGCCTTTATCGTGATTAAAAATGTAAATCGTAATCCTGTAGTCCCTTCGCAACCTAGTCATGAATAAGTATAATAGTGAAGATTATTTTTCAGTTATTAACACTAAGACTGGAAGGAAAATTGTTGATTGTGGTGAAGAATTAGACGCACTTGTAATGGTTTCTTTTGACCCACAAAACCGAACGATTACAAGAAATAAAATTCTGATGAGTCCTGTAATTGATATTGAGATTCCAAAGGCACTTCCAACTAACGAAGTTGTTGTGGTGTATGATGTTCCCGCAGAAAACTTTGATGAGTATTGGGACAATCTACTACCTCCCAATCAAACAAAGCTTCCACAAGGACAACAAGAACCTTTTGTTGTGTGAATCAGGGGTTATAAGAACTAGCAATAAATAAAAATAAGTTGCTAAACTTTATGGAACTTTACACTTCTCCACAAGAATATCTTTTTAATCTTAAAACTTTATCAAATCAAGAAGCAAAACGATTGTGGAGAAAATCAATTAAAGAAAAATGGAATCATCAATGTGCTTATTGTGATTCGAATCAAAATTTAACAATCGATCATATAGTTCCACAAGCAAAAGGTGGAAGTGATTTTATTACAAATGTTGTTTGTTGTTGTGAATCTTGCAATCGTGATAAGGCACACACTGATTGGGAAACTTGGTATTATAATCAAGACTTCTTTACAGAAGCAAAAAGAAATGCTATAGTTGATTGGATGAGTAATAAAGAAAAACAACCTTTGTATAAGTATCGTCAAAGGAGGAACAACGCTTCTTAATATGGAAGATGGTAGTTTTTACCCCATTGCTGTAGAAGTAATGGGGACTTTAATATCAATTTTAATAATTCTTATACCCTTATTAATAGTTTTATGAGTTTCACAGTTTATTCAAAAAAAGGTTGTCCTTATTGCGACAAAATTAAAATGGTTCTAAGTGATTTGAGTATCAAGAAAGGATACCCAGTTATTTGTTATGAACTCGGAACCCAATTCACAAGAGAAGAATTCTATGCTGAATTTGGGGAAGGTTCTACATTTCCACAAGTTGTTTTTGAACAAAAGCATATTGGTGGATGTAGTGATACAGTGAAGTACTTACAAGAGAATAATATGTTTTGATGGGTACTATAAATAATTCTGGAAGAACAAACATCAATCGTGGTGTTGAGTTAATACTTCGAAAAACAGGAGGAACAAATCAACCAGAATTGGATTCTAGACAGTTCAGTTTTGGAAAAATGTTTTCTCTTTTTAATAGAGAGATACATTTTAAAATTGAACTAAAATTAATTAAAAAAACGTAGTCTCTTGGAGAAAAAAATGGAATCAGCAACACCTTATATTCTTTTCTTTTGTGGTATAGGAATTATTGGTTCCTTTTTGATTGGAATTATGATAGGATGGTTTGGTAATGACTTGTTTTATTCATTAATGAATAAAAATAGAATAGTGACACATCCAGAAATGTTTGATGAAAACGGTAATATTATACCAGACGAAATTTTGGCAGTACGATTTGAAAACAATTATGACGACAACGACGACGAAGAAGACAGAGACTGAACTCGAAATTCTTCCTACAAATCCATTTGTGTTTGAAATCCTTGCTCTTGCTTCAAAACAAAGGTCAAAAGCAAAGAAAGTAGAAGTACTCAAAACATACGAACACGATTCATTAAAAGCAATTTTTATTTGGAATTTTGATGAAACCGTAGTATCTGTTTTACCAGAAGGTGATATTCCTTACTCTAATCTTAAAGAAGATTTTAAAGTAAGTGGAAATCTTTCCGATAGAGTAAAACAGGAAATTGAAACTATGGAACACTATTCCACTACTTCGATGGGAACAATTCAAGATAGAAGTGGTAAAACAACTCTTCGTAAAGAATTTACGATGCTTTATAATTTTGTCCGAGGTGGTAACGATAGTTTAAGTTCTATTCGTAGAGAAATGATGTTTATTAATATGCTTGAAGGACTTCATCCTCTGGAAGCAGAAATTGTTTGTCTTGTAAAAGACAAAAAACTTGAAAGTAAATATAAAATTAATAAGGATATTGTTTCTGAAGCATATCCTGATATTCAATGGGGTGGAAGGTCCTAATTACAAGGAAAATAATTATGAATATTTTGAAAAAAGATTGCGATCCAATTGATGCAAAAGATGGAAGTCTTCCTATCAACTCTTATCTTGTAAC